CTCGCGACGACACCGATTTATCCCAGAAATACTCGGGAAAAACCTGCGCCCGGTTATAGGCCGCAAGGCTGACCAGCGTAGCAAGGATGAATATGAGTTCTGACGGCCGGATCATTTCCTGCGAGTTCCTTTTGGTCGGCCACCGACAATGCGCCAGTAGTCATTGAGGTTATTATCCGTCAGGTAGGTATCATTCACGATGGAAATATCCTGCTCGTGGGTCGAGACCATTTCTTCGATGTACGGATTGACCGGTACATTGCCCGGTTGCCTTGCGAAATTACCGCCAGTGGTGGCAATGGTCCGCTTGATATAAAGCTCCGTGCCGACCTCTGCCAGCGTGTACTCCTCGTCTATATTAAGATGCTTTGTTGCCATGATCTTCTTTGGGTTTTGGAATGTAATTCTTCACATACTCCCGCAATTTAACGAGGTATATTTCTTTCTTTCTTTTGTAGTCTTTTCTCTCTGCCATTGCTTACGGTTTTACAACCCACGACTGAGGGAAATCAAACTGCCAGCCACCGAACCTGGAATTTCCTTTTGAAAAAGCAAAGTTACTGGACTGCCCGTAAACATCGGTCTTCGGAAATTTATCCGGAAAAGTATTGCTGGAATATTCGGGAAAGCTGGATGAATTGGCACAGAGGTAATCCACCATTTTCTGCGTGTACATCTGGGCGTTGTCGCGTGCCTTATTGATGAACTGCTGAAGTTCCGTCTGGCTGATGGAAGTTGTATCCTCCGATGTGCGGATAGCGATTGTGCCGTTGTCCACCTTAACGTGAAGTGATGGCAGTGCCTCAACCATTGTCCACCACAGGATCACCTTCCGGATATAGGTATCGAGCAAGGTCAGATATACCCCTGCGATCGTACCGGCTGCGGAATCTGTTTTGATTTTCACATACAAATCCGTGCCGAGGTAGGTCTCCAGGTACTTATCCTGAGCCAGTATGATGTGAGGCCGCATGAGGTTAGGATCGACAGCCCCGTTCAGAGGTGTCCATGCCTTGTACATATCCTCGTTGAGCAGTAATACTTCGGTAGCTATGGCCATTTCTTATCCGTATTTAAGTGATCCCCGTGATGGGGTATTTATCGGGGCCACACCTTCATCGCCTTTCTTCGGAACGTATGGATTTGACCCTACTCTTTTATCATTTTCCAGATCCTCAGTTTTGGATGCTGGGAGTATTTTTCCATCGGCTGACCGCTTACGGACGAAGATCAGGCGTACCCATTTGTGATGACAGAAACACCCGCCCTTCCATTTGAAGATGTCATATGTAGATTGACCTTCGGGCGCAAATGTGCCATTCACTCCGGCATCGCTCATAGCGTCAATATCTTCCTTCCGGTACATCACACCGGCCACAGACAGATCAACCATTCTTTGGCAGAACTTTCTGGAATCGGCATCTATGTTGGTCGAATAACGGTAGCGAAGTTTGTACAATCCGGAATCCCCGAATTTGGATTTTTGCTCTGCTGATAGTTGGAACTTGGATTCTTCGAGTGAGCGTAGGACTTCATTCTCAATTTCAGATTCACCGGCAAATGATTCCTCTACGACATCCCATTCATTGAGATCACAGGTTTCACCGACCTCAGCAAATCGGGCTAGTAGTTCATCGCCCTGCTGATCGCTCAGGGTCGGTCCGTCAATCTTTTTTTTTTCTGCCGTTAGTTTCGCAGGTTCTACCGGGGCTGCGGTTTTTTCTTCAAACTCCGGCACATTGGGGATGATCTCAACGGCTGAACCTTCGATCTTCATCACAGATTCAACGATCATCCTTTGGTATGGCTCGATCACGTACTGTTGAAATAAGGCCATGCCAACAATCATCTCGTCTTTATTACTTCCGAAGCCACCACCATCACGAATACCAAAGGCTAAAGGAGTAGTAACACGGTGGCCCCGCATAATCTGACGGGTACTTTCTTCACTCAGAAATTCGTACTGCTTATCCGCATCGGTCAAAGGAAATGGCGTGATCTCAGGCGATTGATCTTTCGTCTCGTTGAAGGTCATAATGAATTTACCAGCGTTCTGCGCCCCCGATAATTTATTCTCAAACTGCCGGATGGTTTCCAGTTGCTTCTCAGGATCAGGAATACCGTTGTTCATATTGATAATGAACGATGGAAAAAGACCGTTGAGAATGTTGTTCACATGGTAGATGCTGATCTGCTGGGCCAGCTCTATGTAATTCACCGCACCGAAGTAATCCGGACGGGGGTAGTAAAGTGATCCGACCGTTGGAACGAACTGCCAATATACCTGACGTGGTTCACTTGCGGCCTTTGATGGGTCGAATTTTGGAATGAACTCAGGTTTGTTGATCTTGTCGGTCGTGTTACGCCAATCCCTGGAATACCACGCCCCACCGATTACTACTTCCTCAATCTCTTCATCAAACTTTTGTTTGTCCAGCCGCATCTTCTCGAACGGCAGGTGATTCACCTCCGCTATCTGGCCGCCCTTGCTGTAAACGATCTCCCAATAAAAGCCCCCCTGAATCTTCAGATCCATTGCTGAGGGTAGAATGATGTTTTCCTTTACAAATTTGGTCGGGCTGGTGAATCCCTTCCCCGCTATCATGTAGGCGATGGTCGTGCATAAGGCTCCGTGATCCGGTGTATTGTGGTATAAATTGATGAGGTACTGCGGAAAGTCATTGCGTGCGCCATATTTCACATAACCTGCCGGATCCTCCCGTTCATAGGCTATCGTGGGCGAGTAATTCGCCATCTTGATGGACTGAATATTGCTTTTTATTTCCGTCAGTTTTTTTGCCATCTTATGCCTCAATTACTTTCATCGGTGGAACGGTAGTCGTGGTGATGTCCACATATTCCACCGTGCCGGACATATCGCCCCAGCCTCTTTCTACAAGCCCCACTACCACTGCATTGTCAGGGTCGAGGTTGCTCGATGAGTTCTGCCCGTAAATATCGTAGTGAAACCGCCCAGTCTCAAGTATTTCAATCGCCCCGTTCACTGCGTTATCAACATTGGTTCCAACCGTCAGCGTGGTGTAGCGGTCATTCTCTGCGGCTATTACCGGAATCAGGTAGTAAGGCTGGCTACTGGTCTCCATCGTGATCACCATCAGGTAATTCGTATAGGCAGTATCAAAATAGTCGCGGCCCTCGTTCAAAGAGAGCCGGACAGTTTGAGCAGCAGTATCTGAGGCCAGGTAAATCATACCCCTGTCAGATTAAACCTGAGTCGCGGATACGGAGATTCCTGCGAAATTATCGAATGGGTTGGTAGTGAATGACTCCAACCGGTATGGCTGTTTGTCATCGTTGCAGGTGATGGTCAGCGTCCATCCGTTGAGATCACCGAGGGCTGTTCCTGTACCACCTGGTGCGGCTGTCATATCGCAGCCGTTCAACTTACCGCAGAACCAGATATTACTGTTACCATCCAGAACAAATACCGCCAGACGATTCTTAGCCAGCAGTTCAATCTGCCTACGTTTGGCGGCTGTCATTTTTGGAACGATGCAGGTAACGGTATGAGTCCAGTAGATCGTATTATTTTCAACCGATGTCGTGGCCTCAAATTGCATTGAACCTGAACCCACACGAACATCTACTTTGTAGAGTGTAGCGGTCGGCAGGGCTTCAATTTCAAGCGTGGCGGCATCCACCGTTACACCGGAGAGGAAATCTTCATACTGCTGCACGTAGATCGCCTTAATGCCTCCTATGGCATCTTTACAATCGAGGGCTATTCCAGCGGTTAATTCACAGGCCATTTTCTTTTTGTGTTTTTTTGTTTATGAAAAGGGGGAGGATTTGGCCCTCCCCCCTGTTGGTTGTCTTCTTTCACGAATCGTTTATGACTCGTCTGCATCGTGGTAAAGGGTGATCTCATCACCGAATCCGTACTGCACTCCAGCGTAGAACTGGACTCCCATGAACACGGCATTGCTGCCATCAAATGGTTCCTGATCGATCGCAAAGAGTTTGTTCCGTGCATCCGAGCGGTTTGTTCCGAACCACAAGTTACCGGCCTGAGCCAGTACCATCGTGGAGTTCGGCATTCCTGGGCATACTTTGATGTCGTACCCGATATACTTCAGGGCAATCTCACCCTGAGCATTGTAGAGGTTGTTGAAACCGAGGGCGGCCTGTGCCTGCTGGTAGAGCCATGAGGTCTTTGGTGATACATAGATCACAGGCTTTTCAGCAGATCCATGAATCGCACGTCCTTTCGTTGATGCCAGCGATGTGGAGATCAGTCGGCCAATTTCAGCCACGATATTAGATGCTGTGAGTTCCACCGGGGTGGTAACGTCAATCACCGTACCGTCAGCATCCATGAGCTGAACAAATCCATCGAATGCACCGGCTCCCGATACACCATCCCAGATCATTGTTTCCAATGCTGAGTTGGTTTGTCCGAGCAGGTTGGCGGTCATGGCATCGAGCAAGCCGTCAGGCAATCCCGGAAGGTTTGGATTCATCCAATCACCATCGGCTGTGCCTCCCTGGTTAGTTCCACCGAAGTCATTTTTGCATAGCTTACGGTGAACCTGGAGAGCTTTGAGGGTCAGCAGTCGCTCAGTGAGTGTAACCGTACCTGTCGGGGTAAAGTCGCACGTCTGATCGGCCAGTGTTACCGTATCAACCAGCTTCCGAACTACCTGTTGGTATGGGATGTTGTCCTTTACGGTGATGAATTGGAGGGTCGTGATGTCCTTGAACGCCCCGACCAGATACGCACCTGCGGCTTCGCCTACATAGGTGCTGGTTAGTGAAGTGGTTGTTGCCATTGTTTTATTTCAGTCTTTTTATTTGCCCTGTGATTCACGGATGGAACGAACCATATCCGTCAGTTTTTTTGATGCCGGCTGAACTCCGAGCGGTTGTTCAGCGTTGAGTTTGAACCCTTCCATGCGGCCTCCTTTGAGGATCGACGGTGCTGCTGGCTGTTTGCTCAGCTTCACCACTTCGGCCTCCAGTTCTTGCACCTTCGCGCCTTTTGATTCAGCATCTTTAGTGATCGCTGACAGTTTGGTTTCAGACTCGGAGAATTTCGCCTTGTAAGATTCCAGTTCTGCAGACAGCTCAGTGAGCTTTGCCTCAAATGCAGACATTACCGTAGATAATTCTTCGGCAGTCATTTCTTCTTCTTCACCGCCTGCGGCCTTGTATTCGGTTACGAGTCCACCAGCGACAACGACCACCTCACCGGATTCCAGTGTATGTGATCCGTCCGGTGCTGGGGCTGGATTTCCTTCTGCATCCATGACGTAACATTCCACACCTTCGCCCCACTTTTCGGCAGGGGTATAGATCATTACACCTTCGGCAGTCTTTGCCTCGGCCATCATTTTTAGCCGGTGTTTCTTCGGTACTCAGTTTGATATTGAATTTCGCCAGCACGTCCTTGTGCTTTTCTGCGAATGCTTTGAGTTTCTCCGTCATGGTCATTGGAACCGATTTTCACCTAAAAGCGAAAAGGGGTATTCGTTTTGTCGC